TCTGACCCTGTGACAAGGGCACCAAGACCACTGAGCTGACTACACCACCAATGTTCTGATGCAGATAGGCTGCCAGTTCGCTGAAGAAGAAAGTGTCACCAAAGTTCCAGTTTTCAAGATTGAAGTAGGCATTCATGTTGGCCACCACTAGATTCTTTATGGTGCTGACACTGGCAGTGCTGTTGGGCGCACGTATGACCTTGATGATGGCACGCAAGGCCGGGTCGGCTTTTTGTCCAAACAAGGGTTGGAAGTCCACGGTGTTCAAGATCATGTTGTCTGATATCATTTTGTAGTTCTGCAGACCTTGATAGGCTGTGGTCAGGTCATCAATGGTGGGCGGTGTGGGTTCTGTGACCACTCCTGTGGTGTCCTGCAACCAGTTGATGTAGGCATTGTAGTAGGAATTGGTCACTATGTACACGTCAATGATGTTGGTGCTGCCAGGATCGATACGATTGGTCAAAGGACTGTTGTGTCTGTACTGGAAATATAAATCTTGTCGGCCAATCTGGGCCAGATAATCCTGTGTTGGGGTCAAGACAGGGTTGTCCAGGCTGTCCGCACCCAGCACATAAAATGTGCCAGCACTGTAGTTGATGGGGGTGGCATTATTGGGATTGTAGGCATAGAACACCTGGCCAGTCACAAACTGTGACTGCACGGCCTGTATGGCCGCCAAGGTTGGATAGTCGCTGTTGACCACACCTGCACGAATCAGCAGATACCGTTGTAGGTTGTCAAAGTCCTGGGTCAGCTGGAAAAACACCAGTTTGTCATTGGCATCCACTGCAGGAGCCACGATGTCATCAAAGAAATCTGGATTAACTGGTGTGAGATTGTCGGCTCGGCCATAACTGACCACCACTTGGAAATCGTCTACTAGTCCATCACTGAGCACAGGTTGATCTATAATGGTCAATATATTGTCAGACCCAATGGGGTTGGCTGTGTCGGGTTGACTGTTGACCTTGAGCACATTGATGTAGTCACGGATTACAGTGCCGGTCCTGCTGTCATAGATGGGATCACTGGTATAAAAGAAAAATCTGGTCTGCAACACGCTGCCAAAATAGTATTCCAGACTACGACTGATCACTGTATAGGTAGCTCCATCATAGGTGGCCTGTATCAACCAGGATGCATCGGCATTGGTTCCTGTGGTGCTTTGTGCATTGGTCTGACTGAAGCTGGCATTGATGGCCAAGTTGCTGGCTGTGATCACATACCAGGTGTCGGTAAGGTTGTTGTAGCCCAGACCAAAGTTCTGATTCAATGAAATCTGCTCCACCACGCTTTGTTGCACTGTGACGGGTATGTCCGTGGTAAACACCGGGATGACCTGGGTGGGTATGGCACCTGTGGGCACAAAGTTGTTTAACACCACAGGACCTTCTCCAGATGGCAAGTTGCCCAAGCCTTGACCAGTGCCGGACAAATAAACAGCCAAGGGACTGGCCCAGATGGTGAGTTTTTCGTCGGGATTGGTTGGTTGTCCTAGGACCAAGTGATTGGTGGCATCAAAAAAGTAGCCAGTGGGTGCGGTAAACTCGACCAGGCTGCCTTCGGTGATGTAGCGACCGTTGTTGCTGGCATAGGTACCTATGGCCACAGGATTGCCTAGGTCGTTTTCAAAATAGCCAGTGGTCTCGTTGGTGATGCTGGTACTTTGATTCCAGCCATAGTTCAACACCGACAGCGAGGGTCTGGGAAAGTTGGCATAATAAAACTGTTGTAGGCCCGCACGCAGAGCCAAGGGATTGATCTGATTGATAACGGCATCTGAAATGTCATTGGAGGTCAACCAAGTGAACCGGAATGAATAAAGATTGTTGCTTTCATACAAGGCCCCATCGCTGGCCACTATGTCGGTGCTGGAATACTTGCCGGTGGAATCCACCAGATCCAGATAACGGCTGGTACCGATGCTGGCACGATTTATGGCCGTGCTTTTGAGTATGCTGGTGTACTGAGTGTATGGGAAGTTGTTGTAGTCTTCACCATTGACCATGCGATTCTGCGTGTAGTACTGGGCCGGTGCACGCTGTTTGATTTCTTGAATGGTTTCACGGGCCTGTGCATTGGTCACTGGTTCAGTGATGCCACAGGTAAATGTTATGGTCTCAATCTGTCCGGTACGGCTTACATAGCTGATGGGCACGCTGACACTCTGCATCTCCACGGGATTTATGGTATAGGTCAGACCATTTGAAGCACGCACATAGGCGCGATATGTGCCCACGGGTATGGTGGCAAACACTCCGTCACCAAAGTTAAGAGTGATCTGGTCATTGGTACGGTTGCTCACACTGTAGATGTTGCGTGTGCCTGGAGCCAGTTGTTCCACAGCAGCCGCATACACACTTTGTACCTTTTCCCACAGGGTGCCCACGTTGCCCAAGTCATCCAGCTGATACAACCAAACATCAGTGTTGTTGATGCCTTCGATGTTGATGGCCACGGCACGATTTGTTATGCGTTCAGCCAGATTGAAATCTTGATTTTGCAAGATGCCTTGCTTGAACAGGAAGAAAAATCCTGTGTTGCCACTGAGAAATCCCTGCTGATCGTTGCGGAACAGCACGTTGAACTGACCATCGGGCAAGGGCGCAGGTTCATACACAAAATCTTCACCGGCCGACGTGGACGTGACCACTTCAAACGGCATGTTCACAGTGTCTATGGTGGCTGTGTAAGGAATCACTGGCAGGAAGCCGGGCACGAGATTGATGGTGTATTCCTGGGTGTCTATGCCCAAGATGTTCTGCCGGTTGCCGGGATTGCCAAACTTCTGTGTGTTGACCAAGGCCGCATTGAGTATGGTGGTAAACTGTTCTTGCCAGTCTAGGTTTGTGGGATCAGCCCAGTTCACAGTGATGTTGGCCAGGTTGATGCCGTTGTAGTCCACAACGTTTTCTGTGGTGCTGACACTGAATACCTTGAGATATCCCTGTGCTTCGGTATTGCGCTTGGGTGTGTAGCTGACCAGGTTGGCCAAGCGCACCACGCTGTCACGCCGTTCGGCTGTGTCTAGGTAGTTTTCTCTGGTGTTGAGGTCAGTGCGGAAGGCCAGACTCTGACCCATAAAGGCCATGACATCCAGCAAAGCTATAAACTCTGAACTTTCAATGTAGTCGTTGAAGGTTTCTGGATAGTACACACGCAAGTAGTCTATGAAACTCTTGCGCAGGGTTTCAAAGTCATAGCTCTGGAAGTCAGCTTCTTGATAGGTCTGGTATATGCGTTTCCAGTCTTCTACCCCAAATATTGCTGTTTGTCTCGACGTTGTGGCCATAAATGTTCCCAGTTCTAGTATTTAGTTTGGCAATAAACTGGGCCGTTAAACGAAGGTGGCTGTGCGTTGTTGTTGATCGAAAAATATGCTCAACTGTTCAGCTGTGGTACTGGGCACCACGGCTAGACCCAGCTGTATCAAGATGCCGTTTTCCTGCGGAAACATCTGCATGCCACTGATGAAAATCCTGGGATCTCCGGCACACACACGCTGTATTTCCTGTTGTAACAGGGCCTGTGTTTCCTGTGTTTGTTGTTCAAACAAGTAGTTCCAGATCACGGTGCCATAGCCGGGACGACCCACCAGTTCTCCTTGGCGTATGTTGAAGGCGTTCAAGAGGTCAATCTTGATCAGGTCAAAGTCCACGGCCGTGAACTTTTTGTTTTGATCAATGGTGCTGAATCCTATGAAAGTGGGCATGTGGTATTTACCGGCTAGATCACTGTGCCTGCTGCAGGATTAAACACTGTGGTGGCAGATCTGGCCAAGGTGGTGGCCTGTTGCTGTGCCGACCCAGACAAGGCCGTGACCTGAGATGTGATTCCACCTAGACTGCTGCCAATGGCATTTTGTACACCACCCAGGAGTCGACTGCCTTGTCCCTTTAAGTCTTTGAGCACTGTTTGTGCTTTGCCTATGTCCAAGGCCGCGGCTATGCTGGATGAATCCGGCAGATTGGCACCTAAACTTGGTACAGGTATTTTGTTGCTGCCAAACACCTTGACCATGGCCACATCCACAGTGGCTCGATTCACTGTGCCACTGAATCCTGCGGCCTTCTGCACACTGGCCACCAGACTGTCGCCGGTGCCACCCAGCAAACCGCTGACGTTGATGTTGCTGAAGTTGCTGGCTAGCCCTTGTGCTTGACCCAGCAGGGCTGAAGCCTGGCCCTGCAGTTGCCCGGTCAATCCCGACACACTGGGCAAACTGCCAGTGAGACTGCTGAGACTGAGATTGCCCACATTGCCCAGGGCACCGGTCAGGTTGCTGGCCGCAGATGTGGCAAACTGTGAGGCCTTGCCCAGGCTGTTCATGGCCGACTGCACCGAAGCCAGATTGGGCGTGATTCCCGAAGTCAACGAGCCCAGGCTGGGCAGGGACGACAAGCCAGGCAACGATCCAATGCCCTTTATGCTGGTCAGGTTGCTGGTCAGGTTACTTAACGATGGCAGACTCTGGGCCCACTCAGCAGTGAGTTTTGTGCCAAACTTGCTGGCATTGGCCACCAAGCTGCCGACCTGACTGTTTACGCTGTTGGTCACAGCGGATGTGACTGCAGTCAATGGAGATGCGCCACCGGTAAACACCACACCTCTCACAGCACTTATGGCCTGAGACGCCGGAGTGGTGATCACACCTGCGGCCTGCAAACTGGAGTAGCCTGTGGTCATCAGCGTGGCCTGGGCATTGTTTTGTGCATCTTGGCTGAACAAGAAGTCGGTGGCTGACCTAATGCCCTGCCGACCAGTCCAGATGCCCGGCGCCGACAACACCGCGGTAAGATCACTGTTGCCGTTTTGTATGAACTGTTGCCAGGTGCCGGGCTTGACATAGCCGGCCTGTTCCAGTTGCTGGCATGACAGTCCATATTGCCCAACACCTTTGTCATTGGTGATCACTGTAGCCGGCTGGTCCACTGTGTTGCTTATCTGGGCCATGATGGCCTGTGTTTGATCCCCAGTCAGGTTGCCAATGGCCGGGGCAGTGAATCCTGTTTGGCCGATCTCGGCAATGTCGGCCTGTGTCACTGGATTGTCCAGGGCCACATCTAGCAAGGGTGGAATATTGGTCACTGTGGGCAGACCATTAATGATGGACAAGATTACCACGTCGTCCACACCGGCTGTGCCACGGTCCAAACGACTGAGCTCGAACTTGACCGCGGCCGAGGTTGTGCCAGTGATGCTCTGTCCGGGCTCGAACCCAACCAAGGCACCAGAAGCCACCTGGCTGTAGAATATAAAATCTGCCTGGGTCTGTGTGGTATCTGCGGGTGCCTGCATGACAAAGTTGGCACCAGATGGCAAGTTGTA